TGTTCAATAGAAGAATTCTCATCATCGCTGGAAGTTTCCTGCCCACCAAAGTAACCTTCTTTGATAGTCATTAGCTTTTCAGCATATTTGTCCAAATCACCGTCAAACTCAACGCCTTCTGCAAGCGAGAAGAATTTATCTTGTTGAGAGAGAACTAAGCCTTCAGAGACTTCCTCGATAACAGAAACAGCAGCTGCTTCAACGAGACTGTCTTTCATTTCGTGATTTTCCGTCAAAACGTCATGAAGAACTTCTTCTAGATCTTCAACTTGTTCTGCTAGAGCTTCAACGACATCAACTCTGTCCTCAGGAACATTAATATAATTTTCGGTGAAGAGGGTCTTCAATCCTTCCATAAACTCTTCGTTGAGTTCATTGCGAAGTGTTGATTCAATAGCTACTTCATTTGCTTCCATCCAGTTTTCAACAACATAATCCATATATGTGTCGATGTTTGATTGGAGAGAATCGACAAGATGATCCATATTCTCTTGAAGCGCTGATTCGTACTTTTCTTCTAAAGCGCTTGTCTCTACAGCAATGCGCGCACCGAGAGCAGCTTCAAACAGAGTAGAAGTTTTTTCTTTAAACTCTTCTGATAATTCATCAGAATCGTTGAAGATAACGTCCAAGTCTTCTTTGGCCATGATAGTAGTGGCGTTATGCATAGCGTTGTCACCAACACCATAGTCTTTACCAGCAGCAAATTGGTTCATAGTTTCAACAAATTTGTTGAAATCAGCTTCGGGCATAGCTTGCATAAGCTGCATAACAGCATTCATATCTGCAGCTTTCCCTTTAGTCTTCACAGAGTCGAGAGCTAGGGTTTCACCCAAAGCAACCTCCTCTTCGTCTAGATTGTCGATAGATTTATCGGACATACTCATCTCCTTACAATAATAAGTTTACTTAGTTATTTATATTAATTATCTTTTTAAGGCTAAAGAAGAGATATAATCTTCTAAAATGCTTAATCGGTTTTCTTGGATTGCTGCTTTTGACATATCATTAATTTCTTTCTTGATATTGTCTAGATGCTCTTCCAACCAAGTGCCTTGGACGGGATCGTAAACCCACTCAACATTCTCCATTATACCGTTTACGAATGCATCAGGCGCAGATGGATCAGCAACGATATCAGCTGCAGTTGAGATTCTCAGATCGCCTTGTACAACCATAGCGCCCTTTTGCTCTTTTAACGAACCCATAGCGCGCGAAGAAACCCCTAGCTGACCGCCGGATTCCAACAAGCCACGAGCGATCTCCCCCATTGGTGTTTTAGAGATTTTCGCTTTACCTATGAAGTTATTTCCATCACGGTATAGTTCGGTGACAATGTGTGATACGCGATCGAGGTTAATAGATGGACCCGTTGGATGTCCAAGTTCACCATAAGCACGGTTATGTTTGATCACCTCTTTGTTGTAACGATTTACTTCGTTCTCCAACACGTCAACAGGATACATTCTACCATTTCGGTTTTTGATATTAGCTTGTAAAAAGATACCTTCAATGAAGAGGCTCTTCTCACCATCAACATCTTCCACGATCATATCGACGGATTCTGTCATTTCTGTCATCAGTTTCATTTGATTGCTCTTTTGTGTCTTAAACTGTATTTTATGCACTTATGCTTTTTTCATAGCCATTTTACGGATGTAAGCGAAATAGATTCTTTCACCACGTTCTCCGCCGTATCGCTTAATCATATCTTTCTTCATATCGCTATCGTCGAATTTGGCTTTAAGCTCTTCTTCTTTTTCTTTTTCATCATCAGACATTTCTTTCTCAGAAATATCCGCGGCGTAACTTAGAAGTAATTTCTTCTTACCTTTACCGTACTTGGGTTGATCGTCGACCACATTAGCTTCTTTGACAGTTTTCTTCTTCTTACTTTCTTTTTTATCAGAAGTATTGGCGGCGTCATAAGCAATTGTGTCGGCTGGCGCTGGAATATGGCCATGCTTACCGCCTTCGGATGAAGTTTGGTCGATGTTAGTGGCCGAGAAAACATCAGGTCCATTTCCGTTTGGATCGGGGTGTTTTTCTACTGAATGGCTGGCTACGAATTCGCGCTCGTCGGGCATCTTCGAAGCATAATCAACACCTGGTCGTTCGCCTGTTGTTAGTGGTTGGATATCTGTTGCTGGCATTTTACCGCCAATGACATTATGTGCATTTTGTAAAATTTGTCTAAGATGTTTAGATGACATCAGGTTATTCCTCTGTGTGTCTATTATTTTCTACTTCGTTAGTCCCAGCATCATCATCTGCCATGGCAGGTTCTTCTGATTGGTCATTATCATCAGCATACATAGTTTGGGCTATGTCAATTTTCTTCTGGTTGACCACATTCTGTAATTTACTCGCCATCATTCCTTGGAATTGGTTTTCGAAATCAACTGCTTTGTTTTCTGCAGCGGCTGCAAGTATATTCTCTAGGCTAAAGATATTGTTTTCTTCTGGCATTTTCAAATCCTTTTAATACTATATTTATTACTGGCCGGACAGGCTTTTTGCGATATCTGGGTTTTTAGCGACGACCTGTACTGCAGCTTTATACGCCGATTGATCTTGCATCGATCTGTTTTCTTTGCCGCGATTTTCCATTTGTTTGACGGTCATCATAGCTTGCCTAACAGATTCAGTTCTTTCATCTTCCTCTGGTGCGGCTTCTGCTTGTTGCGGATGTTGCATTTCTTGCTGTTGTTGATTAAGAGAAATTCTATTCTGCTGTACTTGGTCTAATGCAGGATTGATCCACCTTGGATCTTGGGAATCCGTTTCGCGTTGTATTTCAGAATCTTGGAGATCAATATCTTCTTCAGATTGTTTAAGAACATTTTTACGTATCCATTTATGCGAATAGTATTTTTCAGCAAGGTCTGCGATACCTTTAGCTTGGTTCAGACGTCCTTCGAGAATCTCAGCTGTCTTCAATTCATCAAAGTAGTTGTCTTTGGCGAAATTAATTTTAATCAGACCACTGATTTCTTTCCAGTCCTCAAGAGTGAATGCACCTTTAAGGATCAGTTGTTTTTTAAGAATCTCCATGAATAGGTGAGAGAATCTAGAACGCAACCTAACGATAAATTTACTAAACTTTAATTCATCCCTTGTAATTTCAGTAGCGCGACCAACAGAAAATAAAGCATCTGAGTTCAAGCGGCTCACTGGAACGTTAAGGGATTGTAAGAATTTCTTTTGGAAGTAAAGAACATCATCCATTTGACCAAGATTTTGGCCTCCTGGTAGTGTTGTTACTTCTGTGCCACGACCACCTTCACGACGCGGTAACCAATAATCTTCCAGCATTGTCATGAATTTACGGTCATCTCTGACTTCGCCACTAGAAGCATCATAGATCAAGCGGTTTTTATGTTTGACCATAATATCACGGACGTATTGCTCGGCTTTCATTTTAGGTAGATTACCAACATCGATATACCAAATCCTGCGCTCAGGTGCTCTTGAAAGTCTGTAGATAACAAGTGCGTCTTCTAGAGTGCTTAACTGATTTAGCGTCTTAATAGCTTTATGAAGGTATGACAGAACCATTTTACCGTTATTATCTGTCAATCCAGAAACCACATGGACAATAGAATCTTTAGCAATTTTTAGGCCAGAAGCATTTGATGTACCAGTGCGTCCAGGTGCATGTTTGGAGCCGTCATCAAAACCTTTATCATTGAAAAGGTAATACTCGTTGGTTACTTTAGATATAGTTAAATCACCGGCTGCGCCAGATTGCGTACCCCTTTTCTTCTCGACCTCACGTACTTTTCTTATTTTTCTTGGGTCGATGAATCTGAGTTCTTTGATGCCTTCAGCTGGCTTCTTATCATCAATCACAACATGATAATAAAGACGACCATCAATGTACCAACGCCTAAAGATCTCGTATGCAAACTTATTGAAACTAATAACGTTCAGACAATTCTTGAACTCAGCCCGCATAACTGATTTGAGTTTTTCAGATATCTGCAACATATCGAGATTAAGTGTGACTAGGTTGGGGTCTTCGATGGAAATAGCTTCGTTTACGATTTCATCAACAGCGGAATCGCACTCGGGTATAAGGGACATCTGCCTGTATCTAGAAACTAATTCAGCTTCTGTTCTTACAGTACCGTCCAAATCGACATATGTACCATAAGCTCCACCTGCAGCAATTTCTAACGCGCCATCGTCTTGATCGACGGGTGGGGCGAAAGACTGCAACTCTGGCTTACCAGCCTTTTTCTTAAACTCGAAACCGAACAATTCAGCCATTTAAATCTCCAAATACCATAATATACGCATATATTTAGGAGGTCCACTCAATGGACCTCCGCAACATATCAGACCTATGAAGGTCCGTTTACACCGTCTTGATCTGTCTGTGGTCCATATGTGTTAACACCACCAGCCTTCTTATCGGAAGACTCTACGCCTGGAACCCAGTAATCGTATTCGAAGTTGACGCTAAACTCTTCGATTGCATTTTGCTGATCCCAGCTAAGACCGATACTACCAACGTTTGTTGGGAAAGCACCAATCAACTGGTAAGAGCGCAATGTAGTACCATCTTTTCCGTATTGGACAATCTCTAAATCAGTTTTATATTCTTCAGAAGAAAGATTGGCATCGCGGACGTTAGAAACCATACGATTCAATGCATTGGACCATGTTTCGAACATAGAACGCACTGCAAAGTCTTCGTCGTTCATTACAGCAACAGACCAACTAGAGAAGTTACGGTCGCCAGCAACTTTGATGCGTCGGCCGAAATAAGGGATGTCGACAGCACCAACGTCGGAAGCAGGCATTTCAGTGGCACGGCAAACAAATCTAAACTTGTCAACAGAAACACTGTCGATACCGATACCACCTGGGACTGACATAAAGACGTTGAATAGGGATGGTCTAGCGCCCCCATACACTAGACCGTTTTCTTTGAAAGAACTAATATTAAAAGGCATTCTTTTTTCCTTTGTTTTTTTCTATATTATGTTTGATTATATTTATTAGTTCTTACCAACAACTTCTGAGAACTGCACCCCAGAGCCAACTGCAACAAAGTTCAACTGGATGAAGTTAATAGAACGTGCTGGCTTGATATAAATGTCACCAACAAACTGGTTAGCATCAATAACTTGAGCCGTGTTGTTCGATTCATCACAGATAATTTGGAAATCAGTAATACCACGACGCCCTTGGATGGTGCGTAGGTAAGGTGTTACCAAGCTCTTGAATTGTGATCTAGTGAACGCGTCATTGAATTCAAACAGTGAATATTTCGCGGCTTCAGAGATAGCTTTCTCCAACACAATAAACAATCTGCGAACGTTGATTCGGTCGAATGCAGAAGGTTTAGCTTGGAGGGTTTTATCGCCGAACAAAACAGTTCCTTGGCCTGGGAAAGTAACGACAGGGTTGATACCGTTTGGATACAACACATCACGCTCAGCTTTTCTAGGGTTGAATGCTAGTTTGACAGAGTTCTTAATGTTACCGCGGTTGAAACCAGCTGGAGACCACCATGCATCGTTTGTGCTGTCCGTCCGAACACACAAGCCAGCAATATCGCCATTGAGCGGAATCCAACGATAAATATCGTTATAACGATCGTATTGGTATTTGTAACCAGAATCAAGAACAGCGTAAGAACTATTATGAACTGCGCCTCTCCAGTTTTTCAAACTAAGAGCTTCTCTACCAGAGTTATTCAAAACTTTATCTAGATCGGGTGAGATTAGAGCAACACAATCTTTTCTGATGTTACAGATATTATCGATGATATAGTTGGCTAGTTGGTAGTTGGAGATTGTCTCGCCAGCAACAACTGTTGTACCGCCGATAGGCTTACCCTGCATAATCAAAGAAATATCGACATCTTCAGTTGACGCAAACATATCATACGCATCACCGAGGATACCGAGTGTTGCTGTGGATTCTGTTAAACCATCACTACCGAAACGCATAGACATCGAAGCAGGTGAAGTTGTGGTGGCAGAAGCGATATTCGTTGAAGTAGCAGAAGCAGCTAGAGTGCGGTCTGCAGCCCACCAAATATACTCGGAAGCGTCATTAATGACATCTTTGTAGTAATTACCAGAACCATCATTGTTCTTGGCATCAGTAGCTCTGGACACGTTCTTATATACTTCAAGAATCGTACCAGGAACGCCTGTGAAACCGCCATCTTCATCAGAAACGACAATATGTAGTTCATCATTAGCTGATGTGTTACCATTCAAACGAACATGATCGGATTGGGCTGGAGCAACATCAACAACGTTAAAGTATTCCCACTGTCGTTGGATATTATTGGCGTTATAATCTTCACGCAAACGATAAGGATCTTGGAAAGTCACCGTAAGTGTTGAAGTGTTAGAAGTAAAGGTATGATTACCAGTACCAACATCAGTAAGGTTTACAGCAGCGCCGAATGGAGTAGCTGAAACTGTGATGCCAGAGGTATTAGCTTCTTTGACATAGTATGTCGAGCCAGAAGTAAGTCCTGTGACAATAGTTGCGCTATTAGCGTAGATAACCGCATCGCCTGGAGTGAGTGTTAAAACACCGTTAGTGTGATTAGTAACAGCCAAGAAGTTAGTGGTTGTGTTTACGCCCGTATTCGGTACAACAAGATTTGCTGTTGTGTTAGAAGTAACAGCCTTAGATGTGACAAGCAGATACTGCTCACCAATGTCAGCGTTACCAGCAAGAATATAATCACCAAGAGTGATATTATTAGAGACTGTACCTAATGTTGCCGTATTAGATGATCCTAAAGCTTTAACAGTAGCTGTTGTTTCACCGATCCTAAAGCTAACTGCAGAACCAAACGAAGAGTTGCCAACTTCAACATTTGAACTAAATCCACTAGAGGTATCGCATACAGAAACCTTCAGAGAGTTGCCTAGCTCACCAGGATAGCGGCCAACGTAAAGCACATCAAGATCGAAATTACCATCCTTAGATGTATATGTATTTTCGTTCTTAACAATTTGGTTTACTAGATTGCCTACAACAGCGGAAGTATTAGCTGCATCTACAGCGCAAGCTGTGTATGTTGTATCAGGTCTTGCGAAGTACAATAGTGTATTAGCGGACGAGTTAACTGATGCAGCAGCAGAAAGAATAACCGCTGTAGAGTTCAAAGAAACGATTGAAGGAGTGGTATCAACATTCAGGATTGTTGTGTTGCTTGACTGTGTCACATACATACCTACTTCAAGGCTTGTGGTTGTGCATGTGAATACGTTAGAGAATGTGGTGTCACCAGTATCTGTTGTGTTAGCATATACTTGAGGTGTTGTGCCAGTAGTCTTACCGGCTCGTGAAACGTAAAGGCGATTGCCGTACGCTAGGAAGTTAGCGGCTGTAAAGAATGTTTCTGGATTAGAGTTTGTTGGGTTACCGAAACGTTGTGCTAGAAGGTTTTCTGAATCGATCAGAACCCGTTCGCCGATCGGTCCCCACTTAAAAATGCCAGCAATAGCGCCATCAGAAGACGCCACTGAAGGCACTACTGTGGTTAGATCTACTTCTGAAAAATTCACGCCTGGACTTAGCTGAAATGCCATATCTATTATCTCCTTTGATGAGGATTTATTGTTAATGGGTATTTATTGACACATATAATGTATTTATTATAATGGAGTTCTTAGAAATCTTTCATATTCCACATCCATTCGTCTGGCGCATAGTTCTCATGGTAGCTGTCTATCTCAAGACCTTGATCTTCCCTGCCGTTCATTAAGAACCCAAATGGTGCTAGGTCTTGCTCCATATCATCAGCTGTCTTTTCTCTCAACGAACTAAGTGTGTTGATATCCGTGTGATCTTTAAAATATTGTTGGTCGCTAAGCCAGGCAAATAAAACCAAACACATAACAAGGTCGTCGTGTTTACCAGGCTCGGCTTCGTATGAGTTTCTCTTTTTAGAAAATGTAGACAACTCGTTAATTGTGGTGAAATCGTTTACCACAAGCTGATTCTGTTCAATCAACAACTTCAACATAGAACACCCAATAGATTTTACAATCTTTGTGGTTCTTATACCTTTATCCGATTTCTTACTACCAAATCCAGAAGTAACACGTTTACCCCGACGACCGCCATTCTCAGTGAACAGCATATTATCATAACCGAAATCATAATGAATTGAGTGTGAAACTTGTTCACCAATATCGTTAATTTCGACCAAAACAAGCGCATTATTATAGTTCTTGGCAATGCGGTATATAACATCAGCATAGTCTATTGGTGTTAATGAGTTATTCCTAAACGTGCAGACTTGTTTGTACGGCATATTTGTTACATCTAGAACTTGGAAGGCTGAATAATCTAACCCTTTACCCCGCGAAACATCACACACCATAACATAAACGTGCTCTTTTTCTGGTTCTACGTATTGACTTAAACCATCCCGCTCTGTCAATGGGGATAAGTGCACCATCTCCTTTAGCTTCCAGCCAGAAATAAGAGTACCGGAAGAACCTAAGAACTGACAGTTCATCTCCTGATTGAACTTCTCGTGATCGAAGTTCATACCGGCGATGGTTTCTTCCTTCCAAGCCTCATCCCTCCCTGGGACGTCTTTCCAAGAGACTAATATATTAGCATACCCATTCCTACCTTCTATGGCGTTTTGCCATGTACTATAGAAGTGGTTCAGCCCGTTTGGTGTTGAAACAAGAACGATTTTAGAATCAGTACCGGACGAAATGGTAGGATAAACGGAAGTGAAGAACTCGTCCCAGTTTTCAATATGCGCAGCCTCATCGATGAAGAGGAGGTTGATTGTATAACCACGTATAGCAGAGGCTGATGTGGCCGCGGCGATAACACGGCTGTTATTCTCTAACTCGAACGAACCTTTATTCCATTCTTTAACGCCTTGTTGCAACCATCTTGGTAGATGTTGGTATGCAAGCTGCACTCTGCCGAGAATTTCTCTAGCTGTTTCGCCTTTGTTCGCCAGCAATGCAACTGTCTTGTCTGCTTGGAATATGATATACCACAAAATGAATGCACATGTCGTGGTGGACTTACCAGCCTGTCTTGCTGTAGTGACAATAGTGTATCTATTATCAACAAACTTCTTAATCATTTCTTCTTGGTATGGCCAAGGCTGGTAGGTCTGAAGACCCTCATTCAGCGTGATGATTTTCATGTATGTTTTGATAAAATAGAGAGGGTCTTCTGCACATTTGACCCATTCTTGGACCAAATCTTCGGTCCATTCAATCTGTTGATTGGCTCTCTTTAGAAGTACATTACCATTATAACCTTTGGTGTTATTAATTGTCTGGTTCATTATCTTCATTAATACCCTTCAACACTTTTTGTAACTCGGATGTAGAACCAACAAAAAGATTATTATTTATAGTCTTACCCGCAGAAGGCGAACGTTCAATGCCAGTTATATTAGACTTTTTTTCCTGTAAAGTCATAAGGTCTTTATTGGCGTGAAGCATAGTATTCATCAATGTCGCTAGAACCTCATACGCTCTTGGATGTTGTGAGCTTTCTGCGATTTGCGTCAATGTGTCAATAGCGCTCTGGCCGTCCATTATCACTTTATGGATATTAACACGAGCCGCATCGAAGTCCTCGGAAGCGGTGTCGTCAGACTCGTCCACGTCAATTACCTGCAGTTCTGTATTCCCTGTCTCTGGTTCTGATTCATCGTCTAACCCAAGGGATTCCCCAATAATATCTTTCATAACATTCAAAACTCAACTTTATAATTATTATATCAAATCGTCAGTGTCGTAAATCATTGTCACGAAACCGTAATCATCATCTTTTTCAATGGAAGTATAAGCGATAGTACCAGTTGTGTTATTGGGACCACCGTAATAATTGATGGCGGTGCCGTTCGCGTCTAATCCTGGCTGAACCGTGATCTTCTCAGAAACTGGAGCCACACCGATAGCATCTGCTATAGTACCAGTGGGTGTGTACATATTGATGTTAGCAAATTTAATTAATTTAGAAGTTTTAATAGGACCATAGAAGTAACCCTTTACTGTCAAGTCCAAAGTCCATATAATAGACCTTCTATCTTTAAAACTACCTTCGTATGTATCTGATAGGTCGATATTATCCATCACAATAGGAATGTCCATAGTGGCGCACATCTCAGGAATGAGGTGCACACTAGCTGTGAAATCAGGCGTGAAGAATGGCAGTATTTGTTCAATTATTTTAGTACCGTCTTCAGCGTTTTTGGCGTAAACATACACCCTGAACTTCAGATTATACGGCACTGGATTGAACTGCGACGCCGTGATGCTAGAGTTTGCACAATCAGTTATACGAGTTTGTTTGATGTTGCCTAACTTCCTTGAAGAGTCGTAAGCAAGGTCAATCATCTCGAACGAAATAGCCGGTAGTGGAATAACCGCTGTATCTCGGTCGATATCAGAGTCTTGTGTTATACGCGCCAACATCTTATCTTTTGGAGCGTATGTGATAGGAACTTTAATCAGTGCAGTTTGAGCGCCGAAGTTAGTGTGACAATCAGTAGTGTCAACCACACCATCTGTCCTGGATATCTTGATGTCGTTAAACAAAGTACCAACAAGGATCACATACTTCCTTACCAACCCGAAATAGAATGGAGAATTAAACATTTTTTACAGCGCTCCTTCAGAGAAAGGATCCATTTCCGAGAAATCGATAAACGTATCAGACTCTTGTTGAATTTCGTAATTATCAGAGTTAGGTATAATGTCTTCTATAGATGAGTTTTCCCTGACAATAATATTAGAGGATTCATCCGTGATAAATTTACCATTCTCATCCATAACAACCCAATCGAGTTGGTTAGAGCTGAACACTTGTTGGATCGAATCAATTTCAGGTATCCCGGTATTGAATACTTCATGAGAATATTCGAATAATTCACAAGTCACTTCCCAAGTTTGCAAAGCGCCTAACTGGTAGAACATCTCGAATTTATTGACATAACGAACGATAAAGCTTTTACCATTCAATGGGAAGTATATTATGTCGCCTTCATTGGGACGTGTCTGTGATGTGGTGGTACCCACATCCATGTCAAATACTCGCTGGGCCATCGAGAATACCACTTGGTCTCTGATCTCAACACCAAACTTAGACATAAAATCATTGTCGCCACTGAATCCGTCGATGGACTTAATGTACATTTCAATTTGATGCGCACTGTCGTAGCTAGAAATGTCATCTTCCCCATAAACATCATCATAATGATTTAATGTTCTCGGACAATAAAACATATCCTGTCCATAAATCCTTATGGATTCTATGATCAGATTCTCCAGGAGGTTTTGCTCCTGCGAAGCCGCAAAGTTGTTGAAGAAGACTGAAGTTGTCACGAGTGCGTTATCCGATCATATCTGTAACAGGGAGTGAATAAGTATAGATCATCTCTTGTTCTAACTTTTCTCTCTCTTCAGTTGCTTCGTTATAAATCTGTTGGCCATTAAACGCAAGTCCGCCTGGCATACGCATTCCTTCAAACTTCTTGAGGTTAGTACCCCATTGTTGTTTGATCAAACAAGATGCATACCTGGCTAACCATCTATCTTTCCAAACATCGCTATACACATCAGGATCTACTATTTGATAGGCTTCAACAATCAAATATTCACCTACAGTCAATCGATCCCAATTCATATCCAAGTATATTCTATTGATGTGTCTGTTGTAACGCATCGGTTGCCTTCCAACAAGGATATGCTCCAAAAATTGGATATGTTGCATGGCCATAACATATGGAGTCATTTGTACTGATGTCAATGTATACAAATCATTCAATGCAATCTGATACCTGATATTAAAAAGATTATTAGTACCAAGGGCTGATCCAAGGTCGAAAATCTTAACAGCGCCGATGATATTCTCAGGAACTGTAATGTATTTGTTATCTTTATCGGCCTGTGAAACCTGATGTTTGTAATGAGTTTGTGACGCACCGTCAAAATGGTAATCCCAAAAATAACGCAGGGACTCATCGATACGATCACTAACTTGATCGTCATCCACATTAATTTCCACAACTGGTTTACCTAGTCTTCGCAAACAACTTTCCTGGAATTCACTACGTGTTGTTGGTTCAGCCATTTATTCAACTCCTGTTTAGTAGTATTTATATTCTAGTAGTTTTGCTCTACGCGATTGATTTTCTCTTGCCCTCTGGACCAAGAAGTAACACCAAGAACAGCACCCATAGCCAAATGATACAAACCACCGCCTTGGATGGTCAATGGCACCCACTGAACATAATCACCGCCTGTTGAATGAAAGAAAAACATTGTAGTAACAGGGGCGATAATAAAATCAAATAAACAAACAACCAAATACTGCCAAGCAACTAATGGTCTCCATTTAGTTTTTATCCAACTATCAGCTTCAACTTTTTCAACATTCTGAGAAGTGTGTTCCCTAGATATGTTTGTAAAGGTCACAGAAGGGTCTTGGTAGACGAACCCTTCGTTGTAGATGTAATCGTTACCTCTCATTTCGTATACTACCTATGACAAGCCTGAAAATGCATCCAGTCGAAGTTCCTCTCACCACCCAATGAATACCAACCTTCTTGTTTGAAACAATCAAGGAAATCCATACATTCGGGTCGGGCTAGGAAAGCTCTGTCGGACTTCCACTTCAGTTGGTTTCGGGCTGGGTCGATATCGATAGCACACCCCCATGAGTGTGTAGAGTAACGATCTCCGCCTCTGATCTTACGCACATTCAAACAACCACCAAACATGTTGAAACCATATTCTTCAATTTGCCTTTGTGAGTATGTGTTCTTTACGTTGGACAGTATAGCTTGTAATGAATCAGCTACTTTCTCGTGACAAGTAATACGTTTAACGCTTTTCTTTTTGTCCCAAGCTAAGTACATTTTATATGGAATTGCGATTGAAGTTTGGTTCTTACCAACACCACCATAAAACTTATTGAGCGAAGATGTGCCTTCCTTTGGCCAGACCTTATACCCTTTTTTAGTAATGGAAAGAAATGAACTTCTTGTGCCAGTGTTGGGGTTCTTAGATAATTGCTCTTGGAATGCATTCTTAGTATTCGGTCCAACTACTCCATCAGCCTCCAAACCATTCATCATCTGGAATCTTTTGATGGCTTTTTTTGTCTCTGGTCCTATAACACCATCAATACTACCAGCGTATAAATTCATATCACTTAGAAGCTGTTGGTGGTAAATATCGATACTATTTGTCATTTCTAATGATCCATTGTTTTTTTTGGTTTAAAATATCTCTAGGTCTATTTATACGTTTTGGAACCAACAAATATTAGTAAATCTTGTACCTTCAGAGATGCGTTTAACGCCGTGGAAAGTGTTTCCACCGTGAAAAGAAACTAACTGACCTTTTTTTGGTTTATGTGTGACACCTAAATCTGGAAAGTATATATCTCCCCCAACATAGTCTTCATTCAAATAAATCACAGAAGCATAATCCCGCCCAGGGAATTCATTATTTGCACCATAATCAGAATGCGGTGTCATCTCGTGACCAACTTCCCATACCATCATATGTAAGTTCGATAACTCTAACTTTTTGTTGAAATAATCTTGTGTTAAGAGTTTTCTTTTTTCTTTAAGTTTTATTTTCTGAACGTCAGTATATGTTGGCCATCTCCCTCTGCCAGTCCACACATTATCTTCCTGTTCAATAATAACATCAGTGTCATGATACAACTCAACTAACTCGTCGCATTCATCATAGCTTAGAAAATCATCGATGATTAATAGATCTTTATGCATCATTATTATGG